AAGGAATGGGGCAACGAAATTGGCGAGCCAGGGGCAGTCGGAAGCGAAAACGTCATGCATGCGGCGCACCAACTGCTGCAAGCCGCATCCAAGCTCGGGTCAATCAAGAGTGTCATCGGGCAGGGCTCCGTATCGGCGTATTTGGGCGCGCAGTGGGTTCAGGCCCATTCGCAAATCTTGCCGTACATCGCGGCCCTCGAAGACGCCAATGAGCGACGGAACTGAACGGCCGGGAGCGGACTTTGAACCTGCCCTTCTATCGTGTCGCCGTCGTCTGTAGGGGATTGACGGAGCCTCAGCTCGTTGAGGCGGCAGCCGACATGCTGCTGGAGTTCGCCGAACGCCCGTGGCAAATGGATGTTAGATGCGAAGCGAAAGACGGTGTGCTCCGCCTATCTGCGCTGAATGACTTCGATAGCGATGGTCAGGCGCTACTCGATGAGTTTCGGGATGCAGTAGTCGCCTACGTCCGCTTCGATGACCGGGTGAGCTTCGACATCGAGTCAGTAACGGCGCAGGGCGGCATCGCCGATGGCTAGGCAAGTTTCCGCCAGAAGTGGAATTTGTACAAAACCCATCAGCGATCATGCTAGGCAATAGGTCTCTGCGAAGACGTCCAACTGTCTTCGCGCTTTTTCTGCTCTACGCCGCACCGGCATGGTCCATATCGCCTGGGGCGTATCACATCGAGGCGAAGTTCATCACCGGAACACTTGAACTACAGCTAGGCGAGGAAGCGCGAGTTGAAAAATGGTCGGACCAACTCAAGCAGTCATTCGGAAAGCCGGGATGCGTTCTTCAAATGCTTGTCCGAGCCACTGCAGACTCCAGGACCGATGGCGCACGCAAAGATCACGAGCACGCACTCGCACTGGCGCGCGGCGAAGTGTTGAAGCGTGTCCTCGAAAAGTCCGGTCTTCAAGGCGCTGCACTTCTTCGAGCCGGCGTGAGTGGTGCGGCAAACGACACCGAATCAGACACTGCGGTATTCGTGGTCAGGCTGGCACCATCGATACGTTACGCCGCGACGAACTCCGGTTTCGAGGTCATTCCCGCGCTTGCGGAGTGTTCGCGAAACTGAAAGTTATGTCCATTTCTATTCAAATACGACCTTGAAACAGGGCGACCAAATCATCGAGTTGCGCATTTCCTGCGGAAAATTCGTCCAACATCTTCTGATCCTCGGCTGAAATTTTTTCATTTTTTCGAATCAATTCCTCACGAAGAGCGGAAGCCACTTGCACTCGCTTCTCTTTGTCGAGAGACTTATATTTTTCATTTATCCTCTCCAGTTCGATCCGAAATTTATCCGATCCACTCATTATCGCACTCCTATTTATTCGGCACAGCAAAGAGAGGGACTTTCTCCCAATAGGGACACTCAAGCATATATTGCCTAGCCATATCGTTGTACATCCCTTTCACAGCAGAATTATCCACCTTGGCAATATGATTAGTCAGATCGAAGATTTTAATTTTGGTGTAGGTCGCCTTTAGGAACAGCAGCTGATCGCGGCAATAGCGATCTTCCGGCGTATTGCATCTTGAAAATTGCCACTCGTTCTTAGGCCCGTTATCCTTAAAGTCAAGCTCATCTTCCCAGTTAGAAGACATTGCCGGCGACTGGTGCTTCAATAGCTCCGAAATTGCGTCCTTACAAGCCGGAATTAAAGCGCACCCTCCAATCACGACCAGAGGCACACCTATTTCCGCAACTTGAGCCAATCGCCCATCTGGATCTTTAAAGGCAAGCGAGTTTTGGTAGGCATATCCAAAGCGATTCCACCCTCCGTCCAGGCCGATGGGGTCACCCTGTGTGTACCTTCCAAGGGCGGGGATGTAGGTCCGATAACCGTTATAGAAAAGGCCGCTTTCCGTGTCGTAGTACTGCCCTGGATACCTCAAATTAAAATTCACCTCGGAGATGTTGGTGGTGCCGACGTTCGGCGTCGCCTCCAAGCTCGCGAAGCGGTATTTCGCTAGCGTCGGCTTGTCTTCTCCAAAGGCGCTATAACCCCATTGCCAGACGGCTTGGCCGTCCGCGTTGGTCAGCTTCCGCGGGGTGTTCAGGTGATCGCTGTGCACGGCATAGGTGGTGCCATCGATGACGGCCGCGATCGGCATCGGCCCATTGGCCGTGGGCAGGTAGATGTACTGGCTCTGCCCTGCACTGTTCGTACCTCCGCTGCCCACCTCCGCGATCAGCGTGCCCTGCTCGTCATAGGTGTAGGCATAGCCCAGCTGCTCCGCCTGCGTCGTGCCGGGGCTCCACAGCTTCGTGAAGAACGCGATCAGGCTGGCCATGAAGCCCGGGTCGGCCTCGTCGCCCTGGGTGGGTGGGTACAGCGGCTCCGTCTTGAACACCCGCTGCCCCAGCGCGTTGTGCGCATAGCGCGTGGTCGGGCTCACATCGGTCGCGCCTGTCGTCGCAGCCGCCAGCCTGCCCTCAGCGTCGTAGGTGTAGCTGCGCAAACCATCGGTGAGCAGGTCGCCGTTGGAGTTGTAGCCGTAGGTGACGCTGGTGTTGCTTGATCCGTTGATTGTTTGCGTGAAGCCCGTGAGCCGGTTGCTGCTTAAGCCGACCGTGTAGATGCGGTTGGTGGTCTGGCCGTTCAGCACCCGGGTGCTGCTGGATCGGTTGCCGTTGGCGTCGTAGCCGAAGCCTGCGGAATCACTTGCCGCGCTGCCCGTGGCGTTGAAGCTGGTGATACGCCCCACGCTGTTGTAGCCCACGCTCCAGGTCACGTTCACATTCGCGATGGTGCTGTGGGTCGGGTCGGTGTCGCCGGGCTGCCAGAGGTTCTGAGTGAGGCTCGTGATGCGGCCCGCGGCGTCATAACCGTAGCTGCTGAACTCGGTGCTTGTGAGCCGGCCCGCGGTGTCGTAGATGCGGCTGGCCCCGAGCTTCGGGTTGCTGGAGGTGAAGGCCCAGGTCCAGGCGGTGGGCTGGCCCAGCGGGTTCCAGGCGATGCCGCTGACCAGTGGGTTGCCGTTCCAGTTCAGGCCCGTGAGGCGGCCCGTGGCGTCGTAGGCGTGGCTGAGCGAGCCACCGTTGGGGTAGCCGATGCTCGCGAGGGTGCCGTTGGGGTTGTAGGCGTAGCTGACCTGCTGGACGCTTCCATTGGCCAAGGTCTGCTTCTTGAGGGTGACCCGTCCGAAGGCATCGCGGGTGTACTCGGTGGTGCCGCTGCGGTCGAGGATCTCCGAGAGATACCCCTTGCTGTTGGCCGTGAGGTCGTAGCGCAAGGTGGCGGTCTTGCCGTCAGCGAAGACCATCCCGGTGGGGCGGCCCAGGGCGTCTCGAGTAATCGTTGTGGCTTGGCCCAGGGCATCGGTGACCTGGCTGGGGAGGCCGAGGTTGTCGTACTGGGTGCTGGAGCCACCTATGTCGGCGCTACTCTCTGTAGTGGCATTGCCCTGAGCATCGCGGCCATAGGCCGTCACCACGCCCTTGAAGTCCTTGGCTTCGGTGACGGCGTCCAGGGCGTTGTACTTCAGGGTAGCGCTGGCGTTGGCCGCGTCGGTGATGCTCTGAATGCGGCGCAGGCCGTCCAGACCGTACTGCGTGCTCTGATTCAGGCCATTGGTCCGGGAAATCAAAACGCCGTTCGCGTCATAGCCAAAAATGCTGCTTTGGTTCGCGCCCTCGGTCTTGGCGGACACCCGGTTGATGTTGTTGATGGTGCGCGCCACGCTCCAGGCGACGTTGCCAGCACTGTCCTTGATCTGCTCGGCGGTACGGTTGCCCATGCCGTCCAGAGTGTAGGTGCCCGATTCGCCTCGGTTGTTGCTCCAGCCGATCAGACGGTGGGCGGCGTCGTAGGCGTAAGTTAGGACAAGGCCGCTAGGCAACGAGACCGTCTCCACCACGCCATAGGGCTTGTAGGTGAGAACGGTGGTCTGGCCCCCGGCGCTCTGGGTCAGCAGGTGGTCGCGCTGGTCATAGGTGTAGGTAGTGACCAAGCCATTGGGGGCTGTGGCACTGATGACACGGTTGGCAAGGTCGTATGCGTAGCTGGTGACATGGCCCAAGGCATTGGTCAAAGTAAGGACGTTGCCACGGGTATCGTAGGTATAGCTCGTTACCGCGCCGTTGGGTTCGGTGGCCGTATCTACAAGCTGCCGCGCGTTGTATGTCCACTGCCAAACTTGAGCCTTGTTCGTGGCCGTCTCTGTAACGGTCTTGGACAGGACATTGCCAACGGCGTCATAGCTGTACGCAGTCGTGCGCCCTGCTTCGGTCACCAGCGTTGGAAGCGAAAACGTCGAATTCCATTGCGTGCTGACCGTCTGAGCTTCAGGGGTATCAGATGCCCTTGTAACTGCAGTAGGCAAGTCCCTGACCGTATCCCAATTGGTTGTGGTGACGTTTCCAAGAAAGTCAGTTTCTGACGTCAAACTTCCTGAAAGGCTGCGCGCTGCTGCATCGTTGCGCCCCGTCGCCGACACAGTCGAGCTGCTCGTTACCAGCAACTGACTTTTCTCGACGGTGTATCCGTACGTTCTGCTAGTACTTAACGGATCGATCACTGTGGCCGAGTAGCTGCTCGGATAGTTAACCTGATACCGCTCCACACCACCAGCCAACTCGGTCGTTGTCGCGCGGCCGTCGCTGTCGTAGCCGAATGTGCCCCACCTAGCACCAGCCTCGTCCAGGATACCGGTGAGCGCTCGGGGAAAATTAAGTAACTCGTAGACGTAAGAACGCGAGAGCCCGCCAGGATATTGCGCGGCGGATAGCCTGCCAGCTGCATCGTAGCTGTAGTTCACAACACGCCCGTCGGCGGTAGCCACAGTAGAGAGCCGCCCGGCGGGGTCATATGTCAAAACCAGTGCCCCGCCAAAACCGTTGCTCACCCCGATAAGTCTGGAACTTGAGTCATAAGTCAGCGCCGTCGTCCATCCATTTCTTTTAGTGATGGACTGCAAATTCCCGCCCGAACTAAATATCAATATCGCGTCATCACTGGAACGAGCATATCGATACTCGCCGGTCGAAAGCTGATCAACCCTCCCGGTGTTTCCCCTTTCACGCCAAGAAGCGGATCCAGACAATTGACTAAAAAAGGTGAAATTTCCTTCGGGAGAACGGATGTAGAGATTGTATGGAGCGCCTAGGAGTCGCCATGCGTACTCGTGACTCCAACCTTGGCTCAAACCGACATCCGGCCTTTCGTCGGGGAAAATCGCCCAAGAGCTGCGATAAATTCTAGAGAAAGAAGGAGCATCCACCCCTTTGCCAAGAAAATCCGTTTCATATCTATATTTCTCCCCACTCGCCGGCAAAATCGGGTTTCCTGCAGATACTCCACCCATCTTGCAGATTGGCGGGGGCAATGACCGCTTACGCTCCACGAGCTTCGTACATGTTGCCGCAATAACCAAGCCGTTAGATTCGACGGGATTGTCGTCTGCCCCCCCACCATCAGGGCAATCGATGAAAGCAGTTCCTGCGACAGTAAACTCGCCTTCCGTCCCCTCTCTCTTAATATTGCAGAACGGATAAAAAATGGCAGCAAAAGAGGCATCCCACACGCGATACCCGAATGCTGCTGGCTGATAGTTGTACGCAGTCCCACACGTTGTTCTCGTTCTCGGCGGAATAATTCCCTCAAAATCATTTAGCGCAGCAAGCGTCGCATCGATGCATTTATTAACATCGGTAAAAATTGCCACGGAATACTGACCACCACCCAGATGTTTATCAAAACACTTATATGTAATGCCGGCCGGGTAATTAATCCTCACCTGTTCTGCACGAGCGCCATCCGCAAATAAAGCGATGCCGCATATCCCTAGCACTCTGAAAAAACAAAATATAAAGTGGAGATTTTCCTGAAAGAGAAGCTTCAAGAGCGACAACGAGGAATTCGATTTCAGCCGCTTAGGCTCTCTTGAACTTGAGGGGTTGGCAGTCAAGCCGCCCGTTACGAAAATTGAGTTCGCGATATCACACACGACATGTGCAGCACCCACGTTCCTTCCTCCCCCAAATAGTTCCTCACATTTTGGTGACAATTTTTTTCATTGGCAACTAGCCTTTTTGTTCTCAAACTATTTGGCAAAGTAGTTCGGAAGGATTTGCTTGGTTCGTGGGCCAAGCTGGAACGCCGAGTGCGATGACGATCACCTCGCGCGTACCCACTTCAACTCTCCGCTTTGCGATTCGAATTGGGGTTCGTCGTTAGCAGGCGCTCGCGACTTGGCCTCCAGCGAGTAGCAACATTCCCATCAAGAGCCCACCGGCGCAGCACAGCGCTCGAGTGCAGTCCTCAACTCGCCCTCATAACCCTCGCGCAACTCAATCTCGGCCATTGCCGCCGCCGCGAAGCGGTCAAGATCGACGCCAGGCGCAAGCGCCTCGGTCGGCATGGCTGGCCGCGCTGGCCACTGCACGCGGCACTCGATGGGAATCGGCGTCTTTGCCGACTGAAGCGGCGCCACCCCGCAACCGGCAAGCACCGCGCAAAGGCCCCCAGCGCCCCCCAGACGCGCCCAAAGCTTCATTGCCCTGCCCTCCCCTTCAACCATCCGTCAATTCGCGCCTGCGCGCTCGCGCAGGCATCCCCGGGCACGGCCGCCGGCGTCGCGAGAATCGTTTGCGCTCGGGCCTGATGGCCGAGGGCTATCGAGCGCGCCGCAGCCTGCGCCTTCTTCGCCTCGGCCGCGCGCTTGTCAGCCAGATCACGAAGCTCTTCCGTCGCATCGCTGCAGGCGGATGGCCGCGGTCGCTCGCTTCGCCACGGCGCGTCGAGAACAGCTCCGGCGCGAGTAGGCGGGAACCGTCTGCCGCAGCGACAGCCAGCGGCGCGGCGCCGAGCAGGCGTTCGCTCAGGCCGGCAATGATGGCGTCGAGCTTCTGCGGGTGGATCAGCAGCGGCGTGTTGAAGATGCGCGCGGCGATGTGGGGGTATCTCATGCGGTGGTTTCCTCGGTCTGGTCGTTGCCGGTGCCCTCTTCGCCGCCGCTACCGCTGCCGCCAGATGCGTCGGGCTGCTCGTCATCGCGCGTCGTCTGGCCGCTGGCAGCAAGTGCCACGGCGATGGGCTGCGCGGTGGTCAGGCCACGCTCGGCGGCCATGCGCAGTTCGATGGCGCGCTGGTCCATGACCTCTTCGAAGTCGTCGCCCTGCTCCGCGCATTCCTTCTCCAGTGTCGAAATGCCGGTTTCAATGCGCAGCGCCGCGGCTTGCGCTTCCTTGACTGGATCGACCCAGCCGCGACCGCCGAAGATGAAGCGCGCACGCAGGTAGGCGTAGCGGTTCTCGTAGAAGCCGGGCGCCTCGATCTCGCCGGCGTTGATCGCCTCTTCGAGCCACAGCTCATAAATGGCGCGCAGCCAGTAGTCCGACAGCCAGCGGCGGCGCCCGTGGAAGTAGCGCCAGGCTTCGAGCAGTGCCGCGCGTGCGCTGCTGTAGTTCGACTTGCTGAAGTCCTTCAGCAGCAGCTCATAGGGCAGGTTCATGCCGGCCGCGATATGCCGCAGCGAGGCCAGCATGAACGCCTCGAAGGCTTGATTCGGGCGGCCTGGCGTGAAGCTGGAGAGGCGTGCGCCGGCAGGCAACGGGATGACCGCGGCGCCCTTGAGCTGGCGGATGTTGCGGGTCTGCGCGACCGAGGCATTCCACGCATCGCGCGGGTTCTCGCCGAACAGCTCGGCAGCGGATGCCGGATCGAGATCCGATTCGAGGAACGCCGCGACCAGTGAATTCGCGAGACTCGCCTGTAGCTCGTTGGCCGCGTACTTGCCGGCCATGTGGAATTCGCGCATGACGGCCGAAACAACCGGCTTGCCGCGCGACTGGCCGGTGCGTTCCTTGTCGTGCAGATGGATGACCCGACGACGGCCCCACGGAGTGAAAGCGGGCACGCGGTCCCACTCCATGAACTGGGCTTCTCGCGTCATGCCGTAGAAGCCGAATGCGAAGGCGTCGCCCGGATGGCGCTTGAGGATGTGGTATGCGACGGGGGCGCCCCACTTGTCGAACTCGATGCCCTTGCGGATGTCCTCGCGGTGCTCCATGCCGACCGGCGTCGCCAGTCGGTCGGACTCCACCATCATGAGCCGCGTGTTCCACCGCGCGCCAGGACGGGGCAGCCACAGTGGCAATGCCAGTGCGTCTCCGTTGAGCATCGCCCCGCCGAGCGCCTGCAGCGTCATACCGAGCAGGTTCTGCGTGCGCGCGGCATCGCACTCGGGCGTTTCGGCCCAAGAGCGGAACTTGGCTTCGGTGACGTTGCCCCACTCGCGGGCCCGCTCGCGCGTCCAGCCGAGCAGGCGGTAATCCGGCGTCGCGCTCAGACGCAGCACCGAGCCGACGATGTTGTCGCGCAGGGTCTGCATGCCGCCGGCCATGAGGCCGTTGTTGCGGCCCAAGTCACGCGAGCGCGCGGTCAGGGTGTCAAGGTCCGGCAGTAGGTCGGCATCGGCACTGCCGGCGACTGGGTTCCAGTCGCGCATCGCGAGGTCGGTGCCCGAGGCGGCGTCGTGGGCCGCCATGGCCGCGCCAGGGCGTGCAGGCGCGCTTGCGCTTGCGGACGGATGGCGGTGACGGGTGCGGCGCGCCATCTCAGACCATGTAGATGGGGCCACGCGAGCCGCCGCCCGAGCGGCGGTCAAGCTCTTCGCTCACGGCGGCGATTTCCTTGCGGATCTCGGCGACGTTCTGCTGGTACTGAACAGACCGCCCGTTATGGGCGGCCGAGGTGGGAGTGGTTAGCCGATCCTGCAGCGACGCCATGAGGCGCGTGCGGGTGGCTTGAAGTTCGGCAACTGAGAGGTGGCGGTAAATGCCCATGCATGCGATGACAACAGTTCATCGCGGACATTTCCGCTGGACAAGAGTCACAAATCGCAGTCCGTCTCGGACAAAATGCAGAGCTGCATGCAACGTCGAAACTAACCTCTGCGTATTGCCTGCTTGCAATCACTAAGCGCTGGCATCAGCCTCAAAAGAACTATGCAATCTACGTTTTATGGTTACTACCCTCCAACAGACCTTCAATATGGGTTGCTGTGGAAGGATGCAACGATTGTTTTAGATACCAACGTTCTCCTAAATCTCTATCGCCTACCAACGACCGCCCGCGATGAATTTATTTCAGCGCTGGAAAACCTAAAGTCGCGACTATGGATTCCACATCAGGTGGCTTTAGAGTTCCAACGCCGGAGGCTGACGGTGATCGCAAGCGAGCGAAGAAATACTGAAGACGCTGTGAATGCAGCAAAAAAATTGGCGGGAGAGCTAAAGACAAAAATTGAAGCACTTCAAATCGACAAAAGAGGCATTGGAATAGACGTCAAACCATTAATCGAGGATTTTGAAAGCGCAAACTCAAAACTCGTTGATGCACTGGATATTGCGCACGCTAGCCAGTTTGAGATATCAGCTTCCGACACTCTTAGAGAGTCGCTCGATAAGCTTTTTGAAGGAAAAGTCGGAGACGGGCCCAAAGACCAAAAAGAACTTGACTCTCTTTCTTTGAATGGCGATGACAGGTATGCCAATAAGATACCGCCCGGCTTCGCAGATGTAGACAAAGAAAAGAATCCGACCGAAGCGTATTTCTTTCACGACCACCTCAAGTATGAGAGAAAATTCGGCGATTTGATACTTTGGCGTCAAGTCCTGTCACATGCAAAAATAAGATCCATCAAGTATCTTATTTTTGTGACAGCTGACAGAAAGGACGATTGGTGGTGGCGCGAACAAGGGCGAACAATTGGAGCTCACCCTGAGTTGCTCAGAGAGATGAAGCGCGAAGCCGGGGTGGAACTCTTCTGGATGTACTCTCCAGCTCAGTTTCTTGAGCATGCCAATAGGTTTACGACGGTTGAAGTTTCATCCCAATCGGTTAACGAGGTAGAACAAGTTGCATCAGACGATTTGAAAATTATTCAGGCGACAGAAGTAAGAGCTAGCCCCAGTTTGATTGAACGCGCAACCACACTTCGTGCTCGAGCGATACAGGCCTCGAAGCGTCGACGTGAACGGGCCATGAGCTATGTCGAAATGGTGGAAGACGGTGCCCATGGCGCCGTCTTCAATTGGCTAATCAGAGAATACGAGGGTTTAGACATTAGGCCTCAAGGTGATTCGAGTTTTCTTGCAGAGACTCGGGGTGGCGACCGGCAGAGATTTCAATTCGATGTCTATTCAAGCATCGATGCGTTAATCACTTTGAGTACAGGAGAATACATAGTCGATACGATCCTTGATGCAGAGATCAAGGGATTTTCATTTTTCACCTACATTGCCATACTCACTGAACGAGAATTTTTAAATGTCACAGGCGTGACTCTACAAGGTCTCACCAAGCATTTCCAAAAAATACTCCCCAACTACCCGGGCCACAAAATAGTTATTGGCTTTTCGACCGGCCCCGAATTTTTTCCAATCCTGAAAATTGACCCGCTAATAAACTAAATAATCATTTCCGCAATCACGCGTTTGGCGCCATTCGTGAACCGTCGGCGGCAGAGGGGCAGCAGGGCCTTAGTCAAATTTCATTTCTTAGCAAGAATTCTTCGCACATGGCGGGGTGTTACGCCATAAGCCTGAGCAAGCTCGAAGAGATTTCTTCCATTGAATCTTTCAGCTATCTCATTGTGAACCCGATTTCGGTCGCGGGAGGTTCGCTTCGGCAAATACACATGCGTTCCTCCCAAACGCAGGACAATGCGCTCGACGAGACTCGCAGCGGCAGCCTCAGGTATTGGGACACCGAAGCATTGCGCGACTGCACGCGCTTCCTCTTCAATGATCGCGAGAGGCTCGTCAGGACAAGGGAGCGGGGCAGAACCTGTCATATTCAATTCAATTCGATGGGAGAAAAGATGTCGATCTCGACCCGAGAGAGCTTTGCTTCACTGGACGCATTGGCCTGCGGCAGCGAATGAAGTTCCAGCGCGGTAGGCTTTGTATTCATGATGGGAATCTCGACTGAAAAGAGATCGCGCGGAGGCTGCACAGCCGCTTCCAGATCAGCCCAGCGCTTATCCGTGTAGTTGTGCAAGCCGAGCCCAAAGGCCGCATGCAACGCATAGTTCCTGTTATCGAGCACCTCGTTGCGTGGCCTACGCTTCACCCAGCGGAACACTTCCTTGCCGTTGACCTTCACAAGGATGCGCTGCTCAGCCGTAAGCTGCTCGAACCACTCACGCGGAAGCTCCGAACTGAAGTGAATGAAGCCGGGGCCAGGCTGCTCGATGGCGAGCTGCCCAAGCAGCAGATCCTTCGCCGTATCGACCCCGACATTCCAAAGCTTGATGCCGTTAGGAATCTTCTTTCCATTGAACCGCACCTCTTGCGGACTGCTCGGCCCGAGCACTGGCACGTTTTCTTCACCACGTCCCTTCACGGCGCGTAGCTTGGGCAACAGATGCTGCGTCTTGCGCACCCAGTTGTAGACCGCCTGCGTCTGGTCGCTCGAATCGATGGAGATTGCACTCAGCCCCAGCGACCCTCCGTGCCAGGCTTGCACGTAGCGGCCCGAGAGATAGGCCGTCACCGGCGCCCATCGACGTATGGACGCGGGGTTGCCGTAGATGACATGGTGTTCGACGTGCCATGACTCGAGTCCACGGCCCCATGCCCATACGTCGATCTCCCAGCGGTCACGCTGCACGTCCACGCCGGCCGTTAGCACGAGGCCGCCGGCGGGTACGGTCCTGAGCGCGTAGGGCTCTGCACGCAGCTGCAGGGTATGCTCATCGGTGCGCTCACCAACAATCTCCCATGTCTCGCCGAGCGTCTCATTGACGAAGAGCTGCATGGGGCCATGCGTCGCCGCGCGCGAGTGCTTCGCATGCTTCTTCGAATTCCTTGACGATGCTTTCCCAGGTGCGCTGGGGGCTGTACGCCGCCCAGACATGCAGGCCGAGGCTTTGCGGCGGCGAC